CCTCCACCGCGCTCTCCCAGCGCGGAAAACCGCAGAGTAACGCAATGTCACTCGTCGGCGGGATGTAATTCCATCGTGGAGTTACACCCCTCTTCGTGCGGTACCGGGTTTTGGTCTGCCTGACCATTATCCGGCCCTGCTTTACACTGCCTGCAAGAAACGCCAACAACAACCCTTGAGGGTTGTATATACGTTCCTTGCTCCCAACAGGTACTCTGATGTCACCGTCTCCGATCCGGATCACTGCAGGCTTACTAACGCGGCGGTTATAGATAACCGCTTGATTTGCGTTACGCGGCAGTGACACTTGGATGAAGGAGAAAGGCACCCGAATACCCGCATCATGGTTTTCCTCCGGAGGTACGAATACCTCAGGGACCGAACCACGAAGCAACTGGATAGCGTTAACGAGCGCAATGCCCGTCTTCGCAGACCAGACGTTTAGAGCGTTGATAGCAGCATAACGAGACTCAACGTTGTGCAGCGACTTTATGTAAACGCCGCGCACATCATGACCTTTGAAAAAGTCACGACCGCAAGACTCGCGAAATGGTCCTTCAACATAGGACTTCTCTCTATTAACTTCGAATCCAAGAAGGTCGAGAAGGCGAAGAACACGCTGTGCCACCTCACGGTGGCAGGTTATGTCATCGCCAAAGACCCCCCACAATCCGTAGCGACTTTTCATGTCGCTGCAGACTGTTGCAAAGGTTTCAGGATGTTTCCTTACTTCCTCTACCAGGCCGAAGTCGCGATTTGGTCGATCCGGACGAATCCGGTGACTATGGATCGCGGAGAGAACGATGCACGTGAACACAAGGGTTTCCAAGGGGAAGGTAAAACCATTCCCCATAGTACTAACCATGTGCAACACAACTCGCTCGCCCATGAGGGTCCCGCAAGGGGACCTAAGCGCCATCAAGTAGTTCATAAAACCACTCGGTAGCGCCCACTTGAGCATTGGTATTCCCAACGAGTCGGAAGCATTGCTTAAGTCTATTGTACATAGACTGTCAGTCACGCTCCCAACGCGAGCTACGAGCTGGTTAATCTGAGGCTGAATACTGAGATCAAGTCCAAAGGATGAACTTAATCCTTTCTCGAGCAGCCCGCCGAGCCCAAGCTGATAAAACATATTTAGCGAAGGCTCTATGGCAATTAACCGACTTGTGCTATCGTCTTTCGGGACGAAGTGAAACCTACTACCCTCACAGAAGCCGATCTCTCCGAAGCTGAGTTCGCGGTTAGATTCCGCGTCAGCCCAAAGGGAGTTATGGTCATTCTGTATCGATGATAAATACATCGACTTAATGAGGGGCTTCGTGCACAGAAGGGGACCTGAGAAAGACTTTGTGTAAAAGTCCTGACCCAGAGCCCCAACAGCCGATCCCGGACCGTTCCGACCATGGTCAAAAATAGCACCATAGCCAGTGATCAAAGAATCGGTTCCAGTAGGGTAGAGAAATCGATAGATGAGCTGTTTAAACTCACCCATTAGTTCCTCATCCAAGGAGGTGCAAGGAGCATACACCCACGAAGCGCAGCGGTCATTGATCCGCCGAAACTTGTCAGCAGCGGCTGTATCCTGTTGTGGCGAGGTCTTATCTGAAGGTAAATACTTCTTCAGGAGACTATTCGTTAAACAAGACGCAGCTACCTGCCGGTGAGTCAACTCCGGAGACCAAGAGCAACCAGGTGTGAACCCAGTTGGTAAGTCTTGCGAAACATCCTCAAGGAGGGCCTTAAAGAGCAGACTAGACGATACCGTCATTTCAGCTTCCTCTTAAAGTAAACAACTCTCAGTCGCAGCCCATCAAAGCACCCTTATTTAGGGGG